GGGCTAATTAGGGCTGGGCCCTAATCTCGTGCTTAGCTGAGTACGCACTGAGGAAAATCCGAACTTCGAGCCATCAAAGGCCAGAGTAGGAAGGAGCGCGATAGCCACTTAAAGGTCTTGACAGACCCTCGTGACGCTGCCCCTTCATCTGCCTGACGCGGAGAACGCCTCTCACTGACATCCGAAGACAAAAGGAAGTTTGTGAAACAACCTGTCAGCTAACAACGTTCTTTACAAGCCTTACGGCCTGACTCTTTTTCTTCATCTCTCAGCCGGGGGTACACTCTCTTTTCTACCTGCAGGTTACAGGACGCAAGAATAACCAAAGGCGCAACCTCCCACCGAAGTGGCGTTAATTTAATAACTGTTTGTCGCATTAAGACCAAGCGGTCTCCTGTGGCGTCCTCTCCTTACTCGCACCGGACGTTACGCCGGGCTTTAGTGTCACCTTCCCTCTCAACTTTACACGGAATTGTCATGGTCCCTCACCACCAAAGGGTGGCAAGAGGGCACGAGAGAAAACCGTCCTCCTCCACTGCAGCTGGCGCAAAGCGGCTGCAGTCAGGTCCATCAACACAAACCGACCAAAGGCGTTTCTTCGGCACCGTCATTAACTCGTGAACCTTGCGTCGCTTCTCAAAAGAGAGAGACTTCCAACGTTTCACGGGTTTCGGGTAAGAACGAAGAACCTTTGAAAGGCTCGGACTCCAAACGGACCCATCACCTACCTTACGACCGCCTTCGAAAAGAGCCTTGTGAAAGGCGTACTTCTGAACAGGATCGGGCTCGTCTCTTTGGAGAACGAACCTGGAATCCTCCAGAACGGCGGGCTCAGGAAGGTCTGAGTGGCTTCTATTCATGCGAGTCTGTCTAGACCAGCAAGAATGTTGCCACAAAGGAAGACCTAACTGAGAAGGTAGAAACCTCCACTTCCTTCCGATTCGAGACCGTATGAAAGCGTCGACCCACAAGGGGCCCGCTTTACGACACGCGGTAGCAAGGTGCAGGACACCTTTAAAATCGGAAACCTCAGCCCCACGACGAAGATGATGAACTTCGGACCAGCCGCGACAGCCACGTATGAACAACGTGGAGTTAAGTTCGGCTAGGTCCTTAGACACGACAGTTTTAAGTTTGTTGAGCTCGTAACCAGGAGGGTACGAGCCCATAGGACTGTCGTGGGACATAAGAGTGTCGTCCCCGTTCACCAAAACACCCTTAAGCTCTGAATCTCTGGAAGCCCAGAGAGCAGCGCAATAAGAGTGTAGGCAAAGCAAGGGAAAACTCAAATAAGTCCCCATCATCTGACCGTGAGTCACAGAACGTCCATCTACAAAAGGACGAAGAGAGTCAAAGGCCCAAACTTTGACCTGACCGGGTACACAAACGGACTTAGCAAGAGCAACACCAAGGATAGCCTCAGTTGGTCAAGACAAAGTCCGTCAGTAGCACCTACAAGGTCAACGGAAGTTTGGAGAGAGCCAAGACAAGTCTGTTCGATGACAGACTTCGTTGGGGGACCTTTCAAGCACCACGTCTGACGAGATATAAACTCGTAGAGTGACTTGTGAAGCGGTCCAAGAAGGTCGAACTCCTGAGAAGGTATGCCCAAGGGGCGTACCTTACCGGCAGAGAGTACTTCTTTGTAACGAAGCCGAAATCGTCCAGATAAACACTTTGGTAGCGAACATCTAAGAGTGGCAAGTTCGTACTCACGAAGAGTAGAATTGTTAGC